ATATCCTGGTGTTCCAACTGTTGAGTTTACATCTGCTGATAGATTGCCAGCAGCAACTGCTACTGTTGAAGTTGTTGTTTCAAGCAAAGTAAGTGTTGCATTCTTTGCAGAGCCTGTTGGCTGTGAGAACATAGCAGACAATACAGTTGCTGTATCTGCTGCTGTTTCTGAAATAAATGACAATGTAACCACTGCTGTTGCAGTCTCACCCGCAGTGATTGCATCTGTAGCAGAGTCAATCGTGAGGGTTGGAGCAATTACAGCAGCACTTGTCGGAAGTGCTGACATAACGCCAAAGGTCATCGCTGCAGCAATACCCAGGGCAGTTTTCTTAAATGAATTCATTTTTCTCCTTGTTTGTTTTATAATAAATTGAAATTGTCAAGATAGTCCCGAACTTCTTCAGGAATTTTTTGACTATCCAATTCTACCATACGTTGTTCCTTCTCTGCAAGTTGCTGTGCTGAGCGTGACCACGTATGAATATCAATCTCTATATTAGTATTCTTTGGGGTGTGTGATAATGCTCCAAATACTGCCCCAGTAACAGCATCTGAAAGGTCCTTAGATTTTTTGCGAGGGTGGTCAACCTTCTTATCATTAATAATTTTAAGTTCTGACATTTCGTCAAGTAGTAATGGGATTCTTGGCATAGCAACACGCTCTTCATAAACCATCATAGCCAGATCCTCATAGTGTTTTTTACCAACAGAAACAGTATCAGTTCTTATTCCAACAGCCTGTAGTTCTTGCTGAATATCAAATGACTGCCAACGGTCAAATGTAACCATTCCAAGATTAAAGCCTTGTCTGCGAAGGTTCTGAATCCACTGCTTAACCTCAGAAAGATTAACTGGTCCTTCAACCTTTGGCTCCCACCAAACTACTGCATCAACAATAATTATTGGAGCAACTTGTTCATAGTCTTTAACTACTTGTAGGTTTACCCACTTATCAACATGTGCAATTGCAACTGCACACTTATCGTGTTTTTGTGCAAGGTCAGCGTGGACATAGTAAACCTTATCTGGGTCTGGAGTAAATGACTCATCAAACCTTTTATTGTTATCAATTGGATTTCTAAGTGTCATACACTTTTCTAGTTTATCCTTTTGCTTAAAGAATGCGTCAGATGCAAATGTTGGTACACAGGCAAAGCGTTGCATTGCATCGCCCATATCTGTAAAGAATGCTAGTTTAAAGTCATCAATCTTTCTTGTTGGGTTTACTACCCATGTTGGTCTTTTTAATGCAAATACCCCAGGATATTTATATGCAACTATTTGATCTTCATCCCAAGCAATGTCTAGGTAATTACCTTCAAGTTCATCTGGGAAATCTGGATTCATTACAAACCTATGAGTGTATGTGATGGTTTCTTTTTCCATGATTGAGTCTTCATACTTTTGTGAAATAAAGTCTCCAGGAAAACGAGGAAATGAAAGCAATGCAACCTTGCCAAGATCAGGGAAACGAGAATCTACGGATGCACGGAAAGCCTTATAGATATTATCTGCTGTCTTACCTTGGTCATTACCTGTACCAACATCAGTTGCAAATCCTGAAATTTCATCAAGTACCGCAAGAATAAGGTTCAAACCTTCGTGTGATTCACGCTCAGAGTGACCAGAATAAACTGTAATTGCTTTGTCAAACTCAATGCTTTCAGCCTTAGCATTATACTTTCCTGCAAACCATTCAGACTTTTCAATCTTGGTTTTAAAACCTTTAAAAAATACGTTCTTCGCCTGTTGAGCGTTAATAGCAACGTTGATAATATCAATAGCATCTCCAGAAGGCTTTCCAAAGTATCTTGCTGGGTCTTTAAGGCACAGCAACTTATAGACAATATATGCACATGCTACTGTTGATGTAAAGTCTTTTCCAGATCCCTTGCCAAGTTGCAGAATAATTTCATTCTTTGTATATTTTTTATAGTAACGGCTTCCCTCTTCTGCACCTAAAAGATCTATCAAATCTTCTTCTCTATAGATTTGGCTCATTGCTTCAACAATGTCATACTGAATATCAGATAATGGTGGTTGGTTTAGATACTCTTCGCCCTCAACAAATGTTTTTGCGTCAACAGGTATCTCTTCAAAATTATTATTCTTTAATGCTTCTAAAAAATCATTGAACATTGTGGACAACTGTAATCACTTCTCCATCTTTAGCAACAGCAGAAAGCCTGTGCATAATTAGGTCACGAATTTCTGGATGAGAGGATGCAATGTCTCTTAGAATACCAACAAGAACTTCTTGTCTTTTTTCAATCTCAACCATCTCTTCTGCCAGTTCTTTGTTTTCAAGAAGACCAGCCTTTTGTAACATATCAATTCTTGCTTTTTCAATATCCATAACTAATTTAATAGCAGCAGTCTTTGCACTAAGGTTATTAGTCATAGATGCTTCATCAATAACTTCATACGCTTTTGTAATCAACTTGCCGTAATGTGCATCCATAGCAGCAAGGGCTTCTTTGGCACGAGCACGGATAGCATCATTGGCAGAAGCCATGACCTTCCATTCATTGATTAACTCTACAACCTTAACTCTTGGTATTGAAAGTTCTTTAGAAATTTTTGTTGGATCAGTACCCTTTAGATATTCACTGACCACTAAATTAACTTCATCAAGGTGTTTAATTAAATCTTCTTCAGTTGACATACTTTCCCTCTAGTCTATTTATTTCATCCTTGATATAAAATATTGCCTTTTCAAGATCTTGAATTGTTTTTGACTCATCTTTAAGTCCTGCTCTCCAAAGATACTTAAACGCATTGCCAATATTAAAGTTTCTATGACGAGTAATTTCAATGCATTCAACACCAGAAGGGTCTGTTGTGTAGTGCATAGGATGATTTACTTGATCAACTGTAATGTTTAGGTTATCACTCATCTTCGTTATCCCAATCAAATGCCTCTGGTAATCCTCTAAGTGTAGAAATTGCAAAAGCAAATCCAACCATGCCAACCACAGCAGTTGCAATTAATGCTTTCTCAAACTTTTTCATCTCTTTGACTTCCTTAATCCAAATTTAGCAAGATATACATAGATTGTCTCTACACTAGTACCGCATTCTTTTGCAATATCCTGTGGAGACTTTTTATCCATGAGAAACCTCTTACGAAGCCAAACCTCACTTGTATATAGTTTACCAGTCATGATGTTATTTGTCAACTCCAATTGCCTTAGTCCAGTTACTCAATGCCCAATGACCAATACCGCAGGCATCTGCAACATCATTATCAACAATAGTCCTATCATAGATTGTATTGATAAACTTTATTGTTCTTTCTTTGCGAAGGTTTCTCTCATATGTTTTATACCAAGAAACAGACTTTCCAGGATTAGCAGAACGAATAACTAACTGCTCTTCCTTAGATATCTTTTTATTACCAATAAAATTTTGCCATGTTATAGGTGACACCTTGCCAATTATTTCTGTTCCTGACTGTCCTGCTGCACCAAGGATTGCTCCCTGAACCAATGCAAGATCTGCAGCAGTTTTAGGGCTATTCATAAAGACAGTATGTTCAATTATAATTGCTTTAAAACCACCGTAATAATCAAAAAATGCTTTTACTTTTTTACCAGCATCCATAACTTTTTCATAAGTATCTTTGCCTTCAAAATTAATTTTACCAATAGTGCCAAGATTTTTTCCAAATTTATTGTTTGTATCAGTAGTAAATAAGGCAAAAGCAAGACTATTAGTACTAGCGTCAATAGCACAAATAGTATTTGGCATAATTGGAACTCCCCATTTAGTCTTGTTCATACTGAATAAAACCTTTCAGTTCTTTTAACATTTTATCTACAGCCTTTTTGCTTATATTACATCCAGAGCAAAAGCCTGAGTCGTTGTAGATTGAAAGATCAACTCCACAACCACCCAAGCATTTTCTTACTTTGCCTATTCTCTTTTGTCTACGAGTTGCTTGATAGCGTTCTGCTATCTTTTCTTTTGTAGCGTCTTCTCTACAAGATTCACTGCAGTAAATCTGATAAGAGACTTTTGGTGTGAAATAATTATCACATCTGCTACAAAGTTTCACTCAATTCCTCCAGAGAAGCAATCTTTATAGTTCCATCTCCAGCATCAGCACATGCTGCTTTAACTGGACATGTTTTACAAATCTTAGAATTACCACGATAGTTTTTTGTTGGGATAGTTTGATCAACCCAAGCCTTACGAACTTCACGCATCCAGTTAAATGCATAGTCAATCCATTGACGATAGCCATCATTAACTTCAACTGGAATAATTAATAGATCGTGGTTGTTCTTATTCTCATAAATAAGTGCACCCTTTTGCTTGCCAAGAATCTTCATATATATAAGCAACTGAATAAGGTGTGCACCCTTTGGCTTATTAGTTTTCTTTCTATACTCAAATGCTTCGCTCATCATTGTTTTAATTTCACCAACGATCTCTTCGCCTTCCCAATTTAGCATTACGTCTCCGTAACCAAAGATTGGTGGATCATTAGCAATTACCTTAAACTCTGTTGTCTTCTCGCCCTTATCATTTACGTAAGGAACAGCAACACCAGATGCAAGCATTGCATTCTGAATTCTGTCGTGACCCATTGTTCCTGCACTCATATTGGCAACGCCATATGCGTCTGTATAATCATCAAATACATTTCCATCAAATGCTAAGTACCAGTATCGTGGACACTGGCCATGCTGATATGCAATGGTAGATGGAGCAAAGGTTTTCTTTGTTGTCATCTTTGGACCACGGGATATAGTATATCCAGATCTAATCTTGGTAATCATTTCTTCAGCATTGAAGATAGTGTTCTGCTTTGTGATAGCGTCTTTCTTCTCTGCTTCTTTTAACATAACCTGCTTTAGTAAACTTTTTGTCATTTTTTTATTCCCCTTGTTTATATAAGTATAGCAGGTTAGCGCATTATATACTTGAGTGCTGACACCAAGTTGTTTATAGATTCCGCTGCTGTGTAATAAATATTCTTCTTTGCACGATCATTTTTGTCTACATTAGCCATCCAGGTAGCCTTAAAAGCCATCTTTGCTGCAATTGCCTGTAGTCTTACTATCTCAATGCTTGCCACTTGCGTAGGAATATCTGGCTTGATTATTACCTTTGCAATAAATGTTAAAGCAGCAGTAAGTTCTTCGTCCTGCATATAGTCTGCAATTTCTGTAAGACCATTTACCATCTCTAGTGTTGTTTTTGCTGGTTCAATTTGTTCAGCCATTTTGTTCCCCTTCTGTTAATTGTTCTAATAATTCTACCTCAATAACCGCTAACCTTACCTTAGAGTTACCTTCACCTAATACAATAAAAATGGCTGGATCATTATGATTTTTAATGGCATCAGTAACTGCCTTAGCCCATATATCTTTATTTATTGTAATGCCTTTGGGATATTCTTTAAAGTCAACAGTAAAGTTTCTCCAGGTTGCATCACCTTTATGTGTACCACGACCAGAATTTTTATGTTGCTTTGCTCCTAGTCTTTTGGACTCACTTCTTTCGCTCATAATCCTTCTTTGTAATAATTAGTGGAACCTTTGATATGTGTTTTTTGCTACACATCCATGTAAGGTTTGCTGTTTCAATCCATAAACGAATAGAGTTAACTTCTTCTTTACAGACTTGGCAAATAAAAGTACCGTTAAATACCTTAAACTTATCGCTAGGCATTCATCAACTTATCTCTCAGTGATTGTTGCAAGTCAAGATCTTCTTTGACACGATTAATAAAACCTTCACGACCTTGAACCTTTGTGCCATCTTCAAGTTTATACCAAGCACCTGTGCGTTCTACAAGTCCAGCAAGTTCTGCAGTGTCAACAAGATCACCGATAGAGTCAATACCAAGATTGTCACCTCTAAAATAAAAGTCGTATTCTCCACTTTGGAAACCAGCAGATGTTTTAGAGAACTGTAGTTCCCACTTAATTTTACGACCAATCTTTTCTTCAATTAGTTTGTCTCCTATCTGAATCTTTCCCTTAATCGCCTGGTTATCGGACTCAGAGGAAAATAACTTAATAACAGTTGAGGAATAAAACTTAGTAGCCTGACCACCAGAAGGCTGCTGGCTAGTATACATAGCACTGATATTGTTACGAGACTGAGAAATAAGAACAAGCAGAGTTGGCTTAACTTTATTGTTTGCATAGTTAAGCATCTTCCACGCATTGCTAAAGTCTCTAGACTCAGCACCGATTTGTTTGGTGTTCTCAAGTTGCTTAAGTTCATCTGTATCCTTTTCAAAGTAGATAGCAGGCAACAATGAAGTAATACTATCTACCACAATTATATCAACACCAGCATTCATTAGGCTGGTTCCCACATCTACCATCTCATTAATAGTTCTTGCTTGAGAGTAGATAAGTTTGGTTGAATCTACCCCAAGTTTTTCTGCCCAATCTGAATCGTATGACATTTCTGCATCAATC